CCTCGTTTGCGAAAAGGTTTGGATTTTGGCGCAAATAATCTACACCGTGACGGCATGCCTGACCGTAATAATCGTAAATACGACTAATGTTTTGATGTTTCAATGTAAGCCCTTGTTTAAATCTTTCAAAGCCTTTAAACGTGGACGTGTTTTTGATTGCATTAGGCAAATCGGATTTATTTAGCTGGGTGTGTTTTGGTTTTTCTGACATGTTTAGTAAATTGGGTTTGGAATTTCTTTTATTTTTTGATAATGAGAGTATGTTTTTAAATTTATTTTAACACCGAAATCATTATCTAAAGTGGCTCTTGACTGATTTCCCGTTTTTCTTTCAATAACTTCATAATATCCATATACTGGCAAATCAGATTCACTTTCAATATTAATCCATCCGTTGTTGTTTTCTATTCCTACTATTTCAAAAGGTATCGCTCTAAATATTGAAATACCAACAAATATAATCTTAAAATTAAATGCCCAATCTTTAGGGCTTCCTAAAAAATCACATGAATAATCATCGTTTAATTGAAGTTTCGCTACTTCCCAAAATTCCCCGTATGCTTCCTGTATTTTTTCTTGCTTTGTCATGTCTATTTATTTTGTAGGTTTTTTAAATCTCGATATAACTTATCGAAAAAGTACCTTAAATCACTCATATCTATTTTATTAATTCACACAAATATAAGTATTTATATTGAGTAAAGATATATTTTTAGTTATTTTTTGTAATTTCTTTTAGGTTTGCCGATGTACTTGCTAGGTTCTTGATCGAATTGTTTTGTTTCGTTAAATTCACCCGTATAATTATACAATTTAATAGGCTCTTGCTCGAATTGATTTTTTGCATTTTCCTCATTTACTATAGTTAATCCACGTTCACGAATTAACGAAACCGTAGATAATGATAAATGTGAAGCGATTAATATTATCTTTTTTCTCATTTTTTCTGTTTTAAATCCAAAAAAGCGTTTAGCAATGCTCCTTTATTGTAAACATGATTCTGACAACTGGGCTAATTTAGGTACTTATTTAGAAGATTTGACTATTATTCATTTGTCGTCTATTGTTGATGAATCAAAAGAGGTTATTTATCCAACTAATGCAGTTTTTTTCAATCCTAAAAATATGTTTTCTGGAGGTCATTTTATTGCCGACAAACCAAAACAAGATATTGAAACCGTAACCATTTCAAAAGCTGATTACGACCGATTTTTAAAACTGGAAAACAAAGAGAAAAAAGCGGATCAAAAGTTTTTGGATAAATGTGCAATAAGTGCGATGAATGGATACATATCTTCTTATGGCAAAGGTAAAGATGTTTCAAGAGTAGAGGAATATTCTAATAGTATATCTTGCATGGCTTATTTAGTTGCCGATCAAATGCTAAACAAAAGAAATCAACGTAAAAAACAATAAAATGAATCTCCCAATAATTAAATCACCTTGTAAAAATTGTCCTTTTAGAAAAGACACTTTAAAAGGTTGGTTAGGTTCCGATAGAATGACTGAAATTTTAGAAAGTGATTCTTTTGTTTGTCATAAAACGACTAAATCGGAATTGAAATATAGAAAACAATGTGCTGGATTTATGATTTTAAAAGACACTGAAAGTGCAGCCGTAAGGTATGCTGAATTACTCGAAATTGATTTAGGATTAAAAGGCAAAGAATTAATTTTTGAAAACAAAAAAGATTGTATAAATCATCACAAACAACGATAAAAATGACAACTAAAAACAAGGTTATACACGTAGAATTCACATCAGGTGAACTAATAGGGCAACATCACTATTTTGGTTCAATCTATGCGATATTTAGCTCATTTACGCCCAAACAAATAGGTGCGGGATATTCCACAGTTAGAAACTTCAAAGTAGAATTTGAAAAACCGTATGTGAATAAAATTTGCATCATTCGCAAAGGCGAAATAAACAGGAAAAAAGGGAATCGAACGGCTCCTGTAAAGATTATTCGTGTGTTAGGGTAAATTATAGCGATATGAGAAAATTAAGCAACTTAGAAGATGATATTTTAAAAGTTTTAGCTATAAGATACGCTTGTGATTATGATACTATAAAAAGTATTTATCTTAGACTATAGTCAGTAGACCAAACAATTTATCATTTAGATGTATGGTATAAAATATAAATAATATTACAAAAAATAACTAAAAATATATCTTTACTCAATATAAATACTTATATTTGTGTATCTTAAATTTAAAACTTATGCAAAAAATATTAATAATCGACATTGAAACTACTGGGTTTCTTCAAAAAGGCGGTAAAATAGTTGAAATTGGAATAGTAGAATTAGACCTTTCAAACGGTGAAAGATCCATTCTTTTTGATAGTGTTTGCCATGAAACTGGAATCACTTTAAAAGAGGTTGAAGAATCTTGGATTGTTAAAAATTCAGATTTAACAATTGAAGCAATTAGAAGTTCACCAAACTTAGAAAAGATTAAGCCGGAAATACAGAAAATAATTAATGATTATTTTGGTGCTACGGCTTTTAATAATGCTTTTGATTTTGGATTTATGGAAGATAGGGGCTTTGTGTTCCCAAATAAATTGCCGTGTCCTATGAAACTATCTACGGATGTTTGCAAATTGCCAAGTCCAAGAGGTGGTTTTAAATGGCCAAAAGTAGAAGAAGCACACAAACATTTCTTTGGCGATGTTGGTTATATAGAAAAGCATAGAGGGGCTGACGATGCGTATTTTGAAGCGCAAATAGTTCATGAGTTGTACAAATTAGGAATCTTTAAATTAAACTAAAATACGGATGAGTGATTTAAGATACTTTTTCGATAAGTTATATCGATATTTAAAGAACCTACAAAATAAATATACATGACAAAAAAAGAAAAAATACAGGAAGCATACGGAAGATTTTATGATAAAAGATTTATTCGTAATGATGGCTCAATGAGTGAAAAAATATGGAAACACATGGAAATTGACTTAGAATATGACGATTATTCTACTGGATATTTTAGACCTAAATCACTTCAAGGAATAGAAAACAATAACGGATGGATTAAGATTGAAAGTGAGGGTGATTTACCTAAAGAATCTGGAGATTTTTACGTAATACATGAAAGAAGTATTAATTATTATCCAATGGCAGAAAAGCAATTATTTAAAAAATGGATAGGTGTTTATACCCACTACCAACCAATTGTAAAACCACAACAACCAATTTACTAAGCATGTCAGAAAAAATAAAACACACCCAGCTAAACAAATCCGATTTGCCTAATGCAATCAAAAATACAACCACGTTTAAAGGCTTTGAACGATTCAAACAAGGGCTTACATTGAAACATCAAAACATTAGTCGTATTTACGATTACTATGGTCAGGCATGCCGTCACGGTGTAGATTATTTGCGCCAAAATCCAAACCTTTTCGCAAACGAGGTATCAATTATTGAAGAAATCATAAATAGTTAAATAATGAAAGTAGAAAATTTAATAACAGATGAAGCAGTAAGAATTGTATTTGAAGGTACAAATTTTGGAGGTACTTCACCAAGAGAACTAATAAAAGAAGATTTGATAAAAATACATGAAGGATGGGCTATTGGACATACTTCACAATGCTGTTTACAGGGTTTGGGATTGATTTATATGAAATCTGATAGAAGTTACTATTTAACAAGAATAGGGGTTAAATACTTAGAAATCATAAATAGTTAGTTATGGAAGCAAACGAATTAAGAATAGGGAATTATTTAGAAATGTTAGGTAAGGTTAGAAAAATACAATGCATATCTAATTTACCATCAAGAAAAGAAATGTATTGGCTTACTTGTGAAAATATGATTGATACTAAAATAATTCATTTTAAACCAATCCAATTAACAGAAGAATGGTTGTTGAAGTTTGGAGCAAAAGAATTAAAGCCCAAAAGAGGTGTTTTGAAAGAGCTTGTTTTGAAAAAAGTTAGAATCGAAATGTCTAATAGTGGTAATTTCTACTATAAAAATTCAAAATTAATTTTAGAATCAGTTCATCAACTTCAAAACCTATACTTTGCTTTGACTGGTGAAGAATTAACCGTAAATATTTAAATATGGCACACGATTTTTGGACAACCAACCTAAATTCACACACCATGTTTGTGAACTCATCGGTAACACCGCAAAGGGAAGCTAACAAGAAAAAACAAAAAGGATCTTATTTGAAAAATGACGAACTCGAAGGTTATGTAAGTGCAAATTCATTGCGTGAAGCGTTCGGGTTCTCTACTAAGAAAATGAAAGCCGTATTTGCTTTATTTGGTGATGAACCCCGATACAATCAAGGATGTACGTACTATCCAACTCAAAACCTTGAAAAAGCCAAAGAATTGCTTTTGGAGAAAAAAGAACCAGTTGATATGTCAAATTACATTACCAATAAGGAATTAATGAAGATGTTCAATTTTGACGCAAACAAAGCCTTTTATGTTGCCGACCATGAAAAATTAGTTAAAAAGCGATTTGGTGGTAATGTAAATTATTATGAACGTAAAAAGGCTATAGATGCTTTTTCAAAATATAGAAAATAACATGAAATACATTAAACGAATTATAGGACTTCCATTTTTTCTGATACTAAATATTGTCGGAATGTTTTTTATGCTTTTCACGCTTGCTAAATACTTTATTCTGTATGGTGGTGAAGCAATCGCATACCACAAAAAAGATAGCCCTAAAAAGATTTCGGATGTTTATGAAATTATTGAAAAACAATACTTAAAATAAAAATTATGATAAAAGGTGTAGTTGAATTAGAGAAATTTGGAAAATTAGAAACTATCTGTCAATCAGTTTATAATTTTGAATTTAAAATAACAGTTGGTTTTTCAGGAACTATAAATGATAATTTAGAATTGCAAAAAATATGTTCTAAAATAGCTTTTGAATATCCATACATAAGCAAATTAAGAACTGAAAAGAATCTTTTTCATTTAATACTTACTAAATTAAAAAAAACATGACGAACCCAACAAATCAAACAGCAGAAGTTCTATATGAAATCCTAAATAACAATAGTATTTCAAGAAAAGATATTTTATTGAGTACCGGGGTTCTAAACCCAACGGCTCGAATAGCTGATTTACGCATTCGTCACGGGCTTATTATTCATTGTGAGAAAGTAAGTGTGTTGAATAAATTTAACCGTGTTGTAACTTACGGAAAATGGAGCATTCAAGGCGATGACAACCGAGAAAAAGCAAAAGCAGTGTATAACCAAATAAATAGTGATTAGGATGAAATTAAAAGAGAAATTTAACGATTTAGTGCCTGTTGAATTTGGCGGTATGCAAGAGCCTTTATTGACTGAATGTGAAATAATAGCCGATGGACACGCTATTGCTTTTGGTATATGGCTAACTAATTCAAGTATTAAAAATACTGATTTACCAATGAGTATAAAACTTAAAATGTATAAAGATAAATACGGATTATGAAAAATTTAATATCGATAGCAGAACACTCGGATTATTTAAGTGCAAGTACTTATTCTGATTCAGAAAAATGGCAATTACATCGTAAACGTGTAGGATTCGGAAAACAGTCTTTAGAAAAATGGATGTTTGTTCCTTGTGATGAAGACGGGAATTTTTTGGAAGAGCCAAAAGAAAAAGATTTCTATACGCCTTTACCTGATAGGAATGGTAGAAGGGTATGGAATACTCATCAGTCAAAATTTCAAAGTGAACTTAATAAATACCAACAAGCAAAAGAAAGATGTTTGTTTGATGGGTTTGAGTTTATAAGTGCGGATGATGATTATCCATTTGATTTAATTGCTATGGAAGATAAAATAAGTATGCATTGCGAAAGACTTAATGAATCTACAATTGAAGATTTAGTAAAATACAATCCAGAACTAACCCAAACAGCAATTAAACAATTAGAAGTATGAAAAAAGTACAGTATTTTTGCAATTTGTGTGGTGAAAAAAAAGAGCCTAAAGAGTTAGAAACTTTAGTTTTTAAATGCGATGTTATACCTCAAAGATATGTGATAATAAAAGATAGCACTAATCAATCTGATAAACATATTTGTGATAATTGTGTTGCATTAATTAAAGAGTCTTAACTATGAAAACTCTATTCGAAATCGAACCCACACCACCAAAAAACACATGCTTAAATTGTGAGCATCGACAAAGGCATGAATGCAATTCAAAAGTATTTCAATATTGCGGTGTGAGAAAGTCAAATAGAACCAACAACGGGCTTTTAAAGATAAAATGCAAAGATGTTGCATGTCCATTATTTAAAGACGAAAGAACAACTTAAAAAACAATTATGATAGATATTTCTAAAAATTCATTATTACGTTATCCAGGAGGAAAAACACGAGCCATTAAGATATTGGAAAAATTTATTCCAGAAAATACAAAAGAAATTTGTAGTCCTTTTTTTGGTGGTGGTTCATTTGAAATACACTTGGCATCCAAAGGAATCAAAGTAAATGGATACGATAATTTTGATTTATTGGTTAATTTCTGGAAATCTGTTCTAAATAATAAAGAAATAGTACTTGATGAAGTTATTAAAAATCATCCGTTATCAAAACAGAAATTTTATGACATTCAGAAAAGTATCTTGAACGAACAAAACGAAATTGTATCAGGTGCTTTATTTTATGTTTTAAATAGAAGTAGTTTTTCAGGAACCGGATTAAGTGGTGGAATGTCTCCAAATCATCCTAGGTTTGGAGTTAATCAAATAGAGAATTTAAAGAAATTCAATTCTAATTTTACAATAGAAAAAATGAGTTTTGAGGATTCAATAAAAAAGCACGATTGTTTAATTTATGCAGACCCTCCTTATTTGATTAACCAAACACTTTATGGAAATAAGGGTAATATGCATAAAGATTTTGATCATTTACTATTATCTGAAATTTTAAACAAAAAGGGCAATTTTTTATTAAGTTATAATGATTGTCCAGAAATAAGAGAAATGTATAAAAATTGCGAGTTTCATACTTTAAATTGGAAATATGGAATGAATAAAACAAAACAAAGTAATGAGATTTTAATAATTAAAGAGTAAAAAATAAAACCACCCGTAAGAGTGGTTTTTTTATATATCCAAACCGCCATCAAGTTTGCCACCCTTAAAATTATCTTTTATAAAATAGGGTTGTGACTTCCAACCCTGCGAACGTTCGGCATTATCTTTTACCCAATCTGTAAAACCCTTTGGTACGTCTGTTATTCGATTTGGCGACTGAAAAGGCGTGTATTGCGTTCCGTTTATTGCTGCACGTAATTCATTTAATTCATCGGTATTAAAATCTTTTGGATCTTGGAGTATTGGAATAGCATAGCACATGCATTGAGGATGCCAGCCGATGAACTTAAAACCTTTCGGATATTTACCTTTAACAATATCGCAAATATCAAATACTTTGTGAGCATTCGACAATTTAACCTCAAACCCATCAACAAAATCTAATTGTTTCCATCGTAAATGATCCGATTCACGGTAAGCCATGTTTATTTCGGTTCGGGCCAATCGCATTGCGTTTTTATGTGAACTTCGATATTTTCCTTGTCCTGGATTAAAAGCTTGTGCATTTTTGGACAACTGCAGTACACCGTGTTTATCTCGAACCCTGCGAAATAGCTTGTCAGGATCTACTAAATACTGTTTTAATTCCCTTGACAATGATTGCGCTGATAAACCGTCACCAATAGCTAAATCTATTGCTAATTCCATTTGTGTTTTCATTTGCCCTGAATAATTAAATATTCGATCCGATAAATCCAATCCGTTTGTTTTACGGTTTTGGAACGTTTTGAGGGCTTCCAAGTTACGATCTTGGTATTTAGATAACTTTGCCTTGCTTAGTTTCGATGTGTCCATTATAGACTGCAAAAAGGCATCGTTTTTCTCATTAGCATAAAGCCATTGTCTACTACTTCCCTCTATAACGACCGCTTTTAAATTATATGATAATTGCGAAATGATTTCATTTGCTTTGGCTTGTGCACTCGGATAATCTTTGAATGCAAACGGCTTGCTTAAATCTATGTTTAACCGATCAGCAAGTTTTGCGTAATCAGCAACTGCACTATTATAGATTGCATCAATCATTTTAGTGTATTGCTCGGTTTGCTTAATGTGGTTTGCATCAAATCCCTGAATTGAGAACGCTTTTTTCTTTGGTACTTTAGCCATAGTTTTTTATTAAAAAGCCACGAAATAGTGTTAATTATTCGTGGATATATTGTTTTAATTCACTCGAATTCGCCCTAATTAGATTTAAATCGTCGGTTCGCTGAAAGAAAACATATTCTTTGCTTTTTGTTCCGTTTCATATTGCTTGTAATCTGCTTCGGTATCATTTGTTAATCCAGCTTTCTCAAATGCTCCCTTTTCAGATATGATAGGATTCCCTCCGTTCGCTTCGGTCCAAATTTTAATCTCAGCCAATTCATCTGTAATCATGTACGGTTTGATGATAGGCTCAACCATAAGATTATCAGCATCACTGGCTAATTTAGTGTTAAACTTACCAATAAACGCCTTTATGATGTTTATTCTACGTTGCAAATATTCGTCGAACACCTCCTGATGGTCTGCTACTTTCAAATGAGCGTCCATGAACAACAATTTCAAAGCAACACCAGAAATACTACCTAATCCCTTAACGGCATCAAATGAAATATCAGGCGTTTGCGTAATGGTATAAATCATTTGAAGCAAAGTATTGATTTCAAGTCTAACCGCTTCGGGCGCATTGTTCCAGGATAAATAACTCGCTTTTGTACCCGCTGCACCTTGCAAAATAGCCCCTGATTCGCCTTTTTTTGCAAATCCTTTCAATTCCCCTTCTACAAATATTTTAGGGCTTGCATGATAATCATTTGTATCAGCAAAATTAGAAAGTAATTTTTCCAAACGATCAATAAGGTTTTGAACGTCCGCCCATTCTACTTGTGGCTGGCATCCAAAAACAATTGGTATTCTACCCAAAGATAAATCTTTCGGATATCCCTCTGATAATTCATGTCCTGCGGTTCCGACTTCCCACATATAGTGCTTTTCATCGGTGTAGGTCTCGAAATATACTTTAGCCTTATTGTTTGTCGTCACCGAGAATTCACGTGAAAATGCAACCATATCGCCTGTTTCATCAAAATAAGGATAAAGAGTATCACCCAACAAAGGTGAAAATACAGCACTTCTCAATTTAAATTTGCTTTCAAAACCATACGTTGAATTTTTATTCTCAACCGGATACCAATATTCTGCAACTTCGGTGCAACTGAATAAATTTCGTGCTACTTTGCGATTGAAGGACTTTTCTTTTATGTCGTACATTACCCTTTTTAAGGCTTTTAAAACGGCTTTTTGTCCGTCACCTTCCGCACTTGAATCGAGTGTTACCGCATTACCAAAAACAAAAGATACCGCACGGTTAACGATTAATTTTTGAATAGCTAAAGCAACCCTTGCAACGGGTTCGTATCTCCAACCCGTCGGAGTTTCACCGCCTGTAACATTCATTACATTTCTTTCGTTTGTATGGTAATCAGGGTCATCAGGATCAATCTTTACTTTTTTATTGGGCCTTTTTATGGTGTCATAAACATCATGCTGTAACGGGTCCAATTCCTTTTTAAAAGTCGATGTTTCTGGATTAGTTGTATTGCGTTTTGACTTTAATTCGTCAATCGCTTTGCTATGGTCTAAATCTTCCTTTGATAATAATTCTTTTATATCCATTTGGTTAAATGTGTTTTGTTTTAAATATATCTATTTATAAAATCTAAAATCTCGGTAGTTTTAAAGCAATCAGCAGAAATATGAGTACCTCCAACAACTGTAATTAATTCTGTTTTAACACCGCCTTTGCCATCGATATATGTCTTATAATTTGCAGATTGAGCCATAGGAATTAATGTATCTGAATCTCCGTGAATTAACAACGTTGGAATTTGAGAAAGTTTATTTCCATTAAAGTAAGGGCTAAAAGATTCTAATCCTGTTGCAATTCCTGTATAATCAACAAAAACAACATCGCCTACTACATACGCTTTGCCAGAACTATAAGTGTCATAAAATAGATTGTTTTCGTAATATTTTTGTGGTGGTGCGGATTTTTCATTGCTTATTTTCGTCCATTTTGAAGCGTCAGAAACCGCAACGCCTGTATTATTTGCTTTGCATACATATGCTGATCCGTATGCTTTTTTAATAATTGAATTAAAACTCCCACTGTTAAAATTATCAACTAAGTCCAAGGCACCCGATATAGATACAATTGCAGTTATATTGTCACTGTATAAAGAGGAATAAGCCAGGGCATTCAGCCCTCCCATTGATGCGCCAATTGACACAATGTTTTTAACTTTTAGAATTGCTGAAATATCGTCCATTAACTTTTTTCTATATTTCATTCCAGCGGGCGCACCCCAATTTGAAGCCGTAACCCCAGCACCGTACAAAGGCGTACCATTAGGATTGTTAAATGAATTTGCAGTTATAAAACAAATAGCAATTCCTGAATTATATAAACCAGAAAACATTCCTGGATTTATAAAGGTATTAGCATCTGAACCGTTAGGATGGTGCCATTGTGCTAAAGCACGTGACCCTTGTTTAGCAAAAACTAAAGGACGATAATTCCCATCTTGTGAATCATTATAAACTTTTGGAGAATAAATAGTATTCAATGGAAAATTAGGAAGTTCTAAACTTTCGCTTAAAACGTTAATAGAATTTAGAACAAATTCGTTTCCATTAGTAGCGGTAATCTCTATTAAATCTAAGTCTTTAAGAGGAAATTGTCCTAAATAATTTATTGTGTTTAATTTTGTCAGATAAAATATTTTCTTTCCAATAGTAGGCATATATCCACTTCCAAGATTACCATCCCATTCTTTAAAATCAGAAATAGAAGCTGTTATAATTCCGTTCTGTCCTATTATCGAAAACTGCAATTTCATTCCTGGAACTAATCCAGAAGACGTAAGTTCATTTACCTCCGAAAATTGTCCAATTGTATAAGTATCTGTTATTTCTAAAAACAAATCTCCATTGCTATCTAAGGCTGAATTTTTAGCCATAAGTCTAATTTTAGAATCAGAGTTTACAGCATTAGTTGTAATTACAAAATCTATCCTAAAAGGATTATCTGTATTTATTTTATTCAAAGGAATTTTCATAGTATTAGATGATCCTACAACCCCTGTAATACCAGTTGAATTATTAGCAAATCCAACTACATCACTAAAAATATCTGTCGTTGCAATGGCTCTAGCTATTTTATTTTCTAAATATTTTTTACTGACATAAGCATTCAATCTATCCACCCACTTAGGACTAGTTCCAGGAATATCACCAGCTACAATTGATGCATTTGAAACCCAATCTTTACCTAAGTGATTGACTTGATCGCCTGACGCATAAGTACCCGCTACCCATTGAGTTATTTTTACACCGCTTCCAGGTGATCCTTGAACACCTTGAGGACCTTTTAAACTTAATAACCATGATGCTTCATCACCTACATATCCATTATTAACTGCTAACTGATAAGCCGATATTCCAGTTTCACCCTTTACACCTTGTACAATTGGAAATGTTATTGCTGGTTTCTCCGATGTTTCGAAAATTATTTCGCTCATGATCTTGATTCTTTAATAATTAAAAATGTTGCTCTTTCTTTAACAATTGAGCCACCGCCTGTAACATCAACACGTACTTCAATGTCATAAACACCTACTGCCATTCCTGTTGTATCAATTGTGAAATTCATTTTACCATCACCGTTAATAGTTATTAGTCCTGCACTTGGATATGTTCCTGATGCTACTTTTACGAATGCTTTTGCAAATCCGGATGATTGCGTGCTTTCTTTATCATAAAGCAACACCACTATTTGTGATGCACTTGTGAAATCAAAACCACTCATTAATTGAGCGAATTTCTCACCTTGTAGGCATTCTATTTTATCGCCTGATACGTTCATATTATTGTTTTTAATTTAGTTTAAAAATATCCTGATAAATCTTTTACATTTCCTTTTCCTCTTTGTTCGTATGTTCCGGTTAATGCATCGGGTGCATCATCATTATCGTTTTTACCTACTTTCATATATCCCGTTAAACTTCTATAAAATTGGGGCCAAAGTTTATCCCAACCAACTGGAAAATAAGTAAGATTTTGAACTGATCCTGAATTATTAAAAATCCTTACGTTTTTATTATCACTTTGATGAAAAGTTGTAAAACTAGTGTAATTGTTTTTCATTACCCTGCATTGCGCTTCAACACTTCGAGAAAATCCACGCCCTCCGTTATTTGCTTCAATTACCGCTTCTTTTACCGCTTCTTTAGTTAGCATTTCGGCTGTTTTCGGCTCGGTTGTTTCCATTGCTTCCTGAGTGTATAACACATCGGTAACATAGTTCCCTGTTTCAGTTTCCACGTAACAAATAGCACACAAATAATCTTTTCCTGTGTCTGCCGTATCGATATACGCCTTTTTAACCATGTTTGCACTATAAGGAATCGCTGAATAGGTCTTAAACTCTTTTTCATACATAAGCCCTTGTAATGGCTTTGGATTTTGCATGTATTGAGTTTCAAAAACAAATTTATTATTTCCACGCTCTTTGTATAACTCAGCTAATGTGTGTTTGTGTGGCCATAATGCTTGCTCTTTTCCTTCGTCATCGGTGTAAATACATGGCAAACTTAAAACAGTCCATTGTCCTGGCTCTTTATTTATCAAATACCCACATAAATCATTTTCATGAAGCCTTTGCATAATAATAATGATCGGAGTGTTTCGGCTGTTTACACGATTACGAATCGTTGTGTCAAACTTGCTATTTACTTTATCTCTAATAGTTGAACTAATTGCATCATCCGGCTTAATAGGGTCATCGATTATAATTGCACCTCCAAAACCCTCACTGGCTTCAATTGCTGATGCAAACTCATCTATTGCGTCATTTTCTTCTTTGTCTATCTCATCTTCATTGAAAACCTCTTCATCCACTAAACCAGCCCCGAAACCTGTAACCTGTCCCGATGAACTCACAGCGTATAAACCGCCACCTTCTGACGTGTACCATTTTTTAGTACCAAAAGAAACGGGAACGGCATCGAATAAGCGTTTATATTCGGGTTGGCTCATTATTTCCTGCACCCCCATTGAATTGTCACGGGCCAAATCATCTGAATACGATAAATGTATGAACTTGGATTTAGGATTGATCGCCAATCCTTCTGCTATGAATGCTTTTACTGCTAATTCAGTTTTTCCGTAACGTGGTGCTATATTGATAATTACCTTTTTCAATTCACCCGAAAGGACCCTATCTAATATGTCTGCAATTTGTTCGTGCTGACTACCTACAATAAACTTTTTATTGAAACGCTGCTTAAAAAAGTAACGTGTAAAATTCAAAGTTTTAGAAAGGCACCACGTTTTTAAAACGTCAATATCCCTTACGGCATTAACATTCATCTTCTAAATTACTTAAAAACTCTTGTGCTTCTTTTTTAGTCAATACCCTTGCAGGAATTAGATCTTTTCCATCTTTACCGGTTACCTCAGTATTTTGTCTGTTTTTCCAGTTAGCAGGATCTCTATTAGTTTGTAAATGTATAATGGCCCCCAAATTTGGCGATACGGTTTTTTTAATTATCGTTTGTTCTTTTATTTTTGGTTGTCCATTACCATCATTAACGGTGATCGTTTTCTTTTCGTCATACGTATAACCCTCCACCAACTTAAATAAAGACTTTTTAGCGACAATAAGCATTTTGTCATACAATTCGTCATTTGCCTTTTGTAGAGCGTCCGAAAAGTCCACATTGTTTGCCTTCCATTCAAAATAAGTAGATCTTGCTATGCCGACTTTTAAACATAGTTCATCGACTGTATAGCTATCTGTTTTGACTAACTCACATATCTTTTCAACTATCTTTTTATTGTACTTTGCCATACGATACTATTTAAATCCTTTCGGTTTCAATACTGATTGTCCAATAGGCTGAAATGCTTTGCCGAAAGTTAAAACGGTTAACCAAATTTCGCCCGTTTCCCAAACTTGTTTCATTTCTGCATCATCCAATTTGAAACACATTGTAACTGGTATTTTGGGATCTTTTTCATCTACAAATACGGGAATAGTTTCATATTCCGGTTGATTCTCTGCGATTCTTAAATTTACTTCTGGAAATTCTGTTGCGGTCATATATTTGTTATTTACGATTAAGTAATATTCTTGAAAACTCTAAAATAAAGTCGCCATCGAATTTGTTTTCTGAATTGGAAGTTAATTCTTCTATCTCTACTTTATCAGAAATATTTACAGTAGAATTAAAAACAGATTCAGGCACTATGCAAAATCCATTCTTTACTGACTTATCTATAAATCTAAAGTCTGAACCTTCTGGCGTTTTAGTAATAAATAAACCGCTTTTAGGATAATTTTTATTCTCATTTGCTAATTCAAAACTATCAAATTCGATATAATTTAATTCTACTGTTTTTGTATTCATTTTTTTTATTTATTAATATCGAATTTATCTCTTAACAATTCATCAACTGCTTCTTGTGGAGTCAATTTGTTTTTACTTTCAAACATATCTCGGTAATACTCTTTTTCCAAACCTCTATCGTAATTTGTTTTATAAACTAAATCCGTAAACTCTTCCCACCAATCAAAAAAATTATTATCCATAATATTTATTTTTTATAATTACTTCAATTCACAATCAAATCCACGTCCCTGCATTTCTTCCATCAATTCACCTAACTTTTCAAGGCTGTCACATTGGATAATCAATTTAGTCGATATTTCTTTTTTGGGCTTTTCTAACTCTTCTTCGCTCGGTTCTTCAAAGTCAACAATACCCCAATCTTCGGCTTTTATACCAAAATCCTGAGTTAGTTGTTCCATTGCTTCAAAATCCCATTCTAAATTAACGTGTGCAACGGAATTATCAGCCAAAGCCAATTCACGCCCTTGCTTCGAATCAATATCAATATCGGTACGTTTTACCACTACCAATTTATCGCCTTGTGTTTCTACTACAATGCAATCTTCCATACCTAAACTAGATGCGGTTTCAGTGACTCCATTCCCGCCTATAATGCGGTTGTTTTTATCCACCAAAATAGAACGTCCTAAACCCAATGTAGAAATTGACTTTTCCAATAAATGCATTCCGTATTGAGAATGCTTATTCATGTTTTTGTCATCGGGAATAAGCGAAGAAATTTTCTGATTTTGTATATTTTTCATAGTTGCAGTTACGATTTACCCAAAAATAAAAAAGTCCTACTAATTACGTAGGACTAATGTATTAAAGTTATTATTTACTTATAAATTATTGTTAGTTGAATTGTTTTTTCTTTGAATTTTCAATTTTTAATTGATCATTAATTTATTTAATCTTTTTCTAGTTACTAATTGTCCGTTAATATAATATGAGTCTCTTTTGATATTATATGTTAATTTACGGAATACTTTAGTTCTTAATTTTCCGTTATGCTGTAATTGATAAAGCAATCCATCGTTTAAACATACAATATTGTCATATATTTTAAAGCGTATAACTATTTTATTTTCAATGTTTTGCATAATTTAATGCGTTATAGTAGATGGTTATGCCTAATACTACAATTTATGTATAACAACCACGCTTTTTAGTTTATCAACTATCTCTTTATTTACGACTTCTGGGTGCTTTTCGGTTAGCTCAAATCTAACTTTCAAGGATTTCAAAAAAACTAATATTTTGGAATGATTTTCTTCTGTTGATTTTAAACTAACTCCACCACTTGTAATACAAGCATAATCATCATAGTTTTTTAAAGATTCAACAAATTCTATAACTTTTTCAGCGTTTTCGTAGCTTAATAATCTAATGTAATTTTGCATTTTTAAATTTTTATTGTTAATATTTAATTTTGCCGTACTAGGCATAACACACGTTTGCAGTTATGGCTTACATAGTTTTTTCCTGCGGAAAAACCTCTGATAATCTTAATTTGGGTTTATGTCTGTTGTTTTTAGTCCTGAATACCGCCACATCTGCAAGCGTGGGAACGTTAGGGAACAGCTTGCACAACTATCGTGAAAGCATTTGTAATATTTTGAATTTTTCATCATCCTTTACAATTAAATCATCATACAATGAGACGTGCATTAAGTTTGACATTCTTTGCCTTCCATTATTTTTGTTTTCTAATAATAAAACATCCATATCTGAATCGTATTTTTCCTCAAAAACTTTTGAGTTATCTATTACTTTCATTTTTTCAAAATCTATATTTTGAATGTTTGTAATTAAAATTGTTGAAGTCATAATTTCTTGGATATAAAGCCGATTCCCTAACAAGTGATATGAGCGATTTTCGGCATTGAGATTATTGATTTATTGTTTTGTACTTGGTATTATAATTTTGTGGCTGAAAGATTGGCTATTCCTAATCCGAAAATCCGCACATATCACCGATCCGTTACCTGCTATTTTGCGGACGAGTACCGTTCATATTCTTCGTCCATTAATTGATATGTTGTTTTCGCTTTACCACTTTGTAAATCCTTCAAGTAAGCAACACATCTTTGTTTAGGTGTTGGTTGTTGATAATTTTCATTTTTACCATCATTTACAGGATAAACCATATAAGTCGTTGCAATATTTTCAAACCAATCAAAAAGCTCACCACCACCTAAATCAAATAAGTGTCCGAATAAACAATTTTTTCCATCTTTGGTTTTAACCACGTCTTCACACCAACTTTCTTCGGTTGTATTTTCCATATAAGGAATAATCACATCTAAAGAAAAAACAGCAGGTAACAGTGGTTTTGACTTATTGCCGTTTTCGGCTTCATTTGATGTTTGTTTTGTACTTTCCATTTTCTTTTTTTACTTTAAAGTTGGTCTTGTATTTTCGGCAACATCACAAAGCCACGATACGTTAGGGAACAGCTTGGTTGGAGTCTATAAAAGAGCCAACATAGCATCTATCCCGAACACTTGTTTTGTCGCTTCTCTACTATCTTCTTTTTCATCTGATTTTAATCCTAAAGAATAAGATTCTCCAAAACAATGAACTCTGTTTAATTCTGCATCTACATAACAAAATCCAGCTGTTAACAATCCTAAATTTTGAAATTTAGAGTGTTCTACAAAACAAGGGAATATTATTATCCCGTTGTATTGACTTAGTTTTACATATTTTTGTTTTCTATCCATTTTGTCGTGAGTAAAAAGCCGATTCCCTAACAGCGTGTTGTTTTCAGCTGTTACACTAGGCTTTGGTTGTTAATATTTTGTATCAGATTTATGGTTTCTCAACCGAAAGACTAAGCTTTTTTGTCCCAGCCGAAAAGCAACACGCGGAGCGTTAGCACTAATTGCTACGTTTACGTTTATAATCAGCAATCATCTTCTTAATATAAACCTCGCATTGCTTTTTACGTGAACGACTTTCTTCCTTTGCGATCTGTTCTATTATTGCAACTTCTTCTTCTGTTAATTGCATTTCTATTCTTACCATTATAATTGTAATAAAAGTTCTTGATATTTTCCAATTGCTTTATCGATTGTTTCAGAAGAAAAAATTTTTTCTCTTTTTAAATAAACACAAGGTTTACCATTTCCATCTAATCCCAACTGAACTATTCCGTTGTCAGTTGTACAACTTGCGTAAACAGAAAAGCTTTCTGCTTTCCAATTTTCAAAACCATCTATTGTAATAGATTCTAAATGTAATATTCTTGATTTCATAATTTCTATATTTTAATATTATACGACAAAGTAACGTATAATAAACGTAAGCAACAAATAAAAAGTGAATTATTTTTCTAACCCGCAACTAGTGCTAACAGTGGTTTTGACTTATTGCCACATTCGGCTAAATTTTCAGTTTGTTTTGTACTTGTATTCATTGTGTTTAATTTAAAGATTAGTCTTGTATTTTCGGCAACAAGACAAAGCCACAAAACGTTAGGGCAAATACTCTATTTATCGTATCTAATACCGCATCTTTCGCATTTTGAAGATTTAGGCATTCTACCATCGTTAGGGATATATCCAAATTCATTGATAATCTCTTGAATAGTACATTTGTACCTGTGAAATCCAATAAAGCATAATAGTTTTAATAAATATTTCATAATTTTTGATTTTTATATTGTTTCCACTTCTTTTTTGCTTTTTTAGTCACTTTTCGTAACTCTCCGAAATAAGTAAATCCGTATGAATAGGTTTTGTCTGAAAAATATCCATCTAAAAAAGCGCCTATGTATTTTTGTTTTTCTGTCATAACAACTTTTAGTTTAATCTACCCGTACTTGCCCTAACATATGCTATAAGCAATTTGCATAACTTTTATTTTTCTATTCACGTTTTTTGCTGGCAAACTGCTCATAGCATCCGCCGTTATGAGTAAGCTTACCATAGCAACTGCATAAAGTCTTCTACACTCATATCATTATATCTGTTTTCATCATCAGAATAATCGATTTTTATATTTCCATTCCATATAGTGAAATAAACAGTATAAAGATTTTCTCCCACAAACGCAGAAACATTTTTGTAATAATCCCAACCATCACCATCTTTTTTCTCGCCTTCATATTCATCAATATTTTCAGCTTTATTATCTTTCAGCCATTGAATGAATTTATTTTTAGCTGAATTAATCGGTCTTGCTAT